TGTAGGTTTTACAGGTGCGGTAATGGAACCAACTGGACCTTTAATCCGTGATATTTGGCAAAATGACTTCGAGCAATTTCTGGAACATTATGAAATCCCATATACACATAGAGCCAGTCCGTTACCCGAATACATACTTCACTTGCCTGATGGTGATACAAAAATACTATGTAGAAGTTTCGAAAACTGGTCACGGATAATTGGTTTAAATCTAGCTTTTGTATTAGCCGATGAAATAGACACAGTTTCACCATCTGTCTGCGATAGAGCCTTTCCTAAAATTTTAGGTAGGCTAAGAGCTGGTAACGTGAGACAGTTTTGTGCAGCAAGTACTCCAGAAGGTTTTAGGTGGATGTGGAATACGTTTGGCTCAGAAGCGGCACAGGAGAGAACCGATCGCAAATTAATAAGGATGAGGACACAAGATAATCCACACCTTCCAGAAGATTTTATTGAGCGCATGCAATCGAATTATGATCCAAGCATGTTACAGGCTTATCTCAACGGAGAGTTTACCAACCTGACCACTGGTCAAGTATATGACAGATTTATCAGGTCTCAAAATGTAACTACCGAGAAACCTGACTATCAACACGAACCCATTCGCGTAGGTATAGATTTTAATATCGGCAACATGAATGCAGTTGTAGGCATCGTGAAAGATGAAAAATTAATAATTTTTGACGAAATAACTAAATCACATGACACAGATGCACTTGCAAAGGAAATTCAGTCTAGATACCCTTACAATAAAATATATATTTATCCTGATGCAAGCGGTGGGAACAGAAGCACAAACAGCAGTCAAACAGATATTGCCATTTTGGAAACGTATGGATTCAGCAATCAATCACCGCGTAGCAACCCACCAGTCAGAGACCGAGTTTCTTCCGTACAGGCTCTTTTATGTAACGGCAAGGGGCAGAGCCGTCTACTTATCCATGCCAGTTGCAGAAAGTTAATAGAATCGCTGGAACTTCAGTCATATAATGAAAAAGGAGAACCAGACAAGGATTCAGGATACGATCACATGGCAGATTGTCTCGGTTATTTAATTTGGAGAGAGTTCAATCCATTGTTTGCGAGAGCGGGCAAACCTACAGGAATTAGAATATATTAAGAACATGGTATTATTGAGGCAAAACTGTGTATAGCTCACTAAATATTTACGACCAACAACTAACAATAAAAGCAAATACAGTAGCATCCGCAAACGCTGCTTATCAAAGGATGGCAGTTTTTTGGCCATTGATAGAAGATCTTAAAGAAGGCTCATACAGGGTAAAAAGTAAACACAGAAAATATCTATTTCCCGAGCCAAGAGAAAGTATTGAAAGTTATGACGCAAGACTCAACAGAAGTACTGTAGTACCTTTTATGCAAAGGATAGAAAAAATGTTGGCGGGGATGCTCGTCAGAAAACCAGTGAGGCTTGACAATGTTTCCGATCTAGTGCGAGAACAGTTGTTCGATGTAGATCTTGAGCAAAATGACCTTAACGTGTGGCTGTACCAAACTGCTAGAACTGTAATATCTTTCGGTCACTGCGGTGTTTTAGTTGACGCTCCTAAGTCAGGAGAAAAAGCAAGACCTTATTGGGTGACATACAAACCCAGTGATATTTTAGGATGGAGGACAGAAATTATAGAGGGCGCGAGAGAACTTACACAAGTTAGATTATTAGAAACAGTCGTTGAGCCTGATGGAAAATATGGAGAGAAAAATATATCACAAATAAGAGTTCTGGAACGCGGAAGATATGAAATACACCGCAAGAACGAAAAAAATGCAGATTATAAGTTATTCGAAGAAGGCGAGATGAGTTTAAAAGACAAAATACCTTTTGCAGTCGCATATTCAAATCGTGTTGGTTTTTATGAATCAAGAAGTCCTTTATACGACATAGCAGAATTAAATTTAAAACATTATCAGATACAATCCGACCTCGACAACATCTTGCACATCAGCGCAGTACCTAATTTAGTAGTTTATGGATATCCAAATAGTGACGAAATTACCACAGGTCCAAATGAAGCTTTATCTCTTCCACCTGATTCTCGGATGGAATATGTTTCGCCAGCAGCAGACAGTTACAATGCGCAATTCAAGCGGTTAGAAGATATTGAAAAACAGATCAATACTTTATCCTTAGCTGCGGTGCTTGGACAAAAATTAGTTGGTGAAACTGCAGAGGCAAAAAGGATAGATCGATCTCAGAATGACAGTACAATGATGGTCGTGGCGCAGCAGATGCAAGATTTAATAGATAACTGTCTAAAATTTCATAGTGAATTTTTGAATGAGTCAAACGCTGGAAGTAGTTTTGTAAATCGAGATTTCGTGACAGCAAGATTAGACCCACAGGAAATAAATTCATACTTGCAACTGTTCAGTACAAATGTAATCACTCAAGAGACTTTACTTAATCAACTTACAGCGGGCGAAGTTTTAGGAGATGACTTTGACGTTGAAGAAGAGATTGAAGTAACTCAAGCGGGAGGTTTAAGAGAAACAGAACCACCAGAAGAACCAGAAGAGGATGAAGAGGAGGAAGAAGGGGAAGAATGATAAATGAGTATTCCAGAGGTATTTTATAGAGAGACAATCGACCTAGGCAGATACAGCAACGCTGTAACAAATAGATTTATTGAAACTTATGTACAAGTAATATTCGACGCTGCCGAAGAACTACAAAAAATAGATATACGTCAACAAAAATTAGGTACTGTTGTAGCTCCAGAGACACAAAAAAGATTGCGGGCCATAATCAGACAATCAAAAAGCAGTATGGATAAGTGGTCGAAGCAAACAACAAAACAGATGATTAAGGAGATGGAGGGTTTAGCAAAGTTTCAGACAGGTTTTATTGAAACACAACTAAAAAAGGCCGTGAAATCAGGGGATGTACCGATCAACTCTGTGGCAGTGAGTCAAAGATATGCAACTTCTTTTGTTAAAACTGATCCAACTGAAATAAATATTTTCACAAGCAAACAGTTTACAGAAGATGACTTTGTAAAATTTGGCTCTGGAAAGTTCGAACTAACCGCAAGACAAGGAGCGATGCAAACTTTACCGAATGGCCAAACTGTCGAAAAAGCTTTTAGGGGTATTGCAACAAGAAATAAAGAATTACTTGCAAGAAATATTAGGGCTTTGGCTTTTAGCGGTGAATCAGTCCAGAAAGTTGCGAGAAGGTTAGCAGGAAAATTAAATTTTGACGCAAGAGCTACACCCGCCCAAAAAGCTGCGTCTGGTGATGCTATAAAACTAGCTACTCATCAGATTAGAACGATTGTAAGAACATCAGTAAGTCAAGTACAAAATCAAGCTTCGCAATCTGTATATGCAGCAAATAGTAAAGTAGTTTCTAAATATGAATATGTTGCAACCTTAGATAGTAAGACAAGCAATATTTGCAGGAGGTTAGATGGAAAAAAGTTTTCTTTTAATAAAGGACCAACACCGCCACAACATTTTAATTGTAGATCTACAACAGTTCCTGTCGTTGATTATGAAGGCTTAAAAAAACGCAAAGGTTTCGAGGACTTGAAGCCACCGTCAGAGGGTAAAATTTTTACGCGGCCAACAGGAGAAGGTACAGGAAATGTCCCACAGGGAACTCAATATGGAGACTGGTTACTCAAACAAGACAAGAAACTGCAGATAAAAACTTTAGGCAGTGAAGAAAAAGTTCGTATTTTTAAGAAAATTGCACGTCAAGAAAAATCTGGACAATCAGCAATCCTAAAAATGGTTAAAAATGACGGAACTGAAGTACCACTTGAGAAACTAAAAAAAATTTATGCAGAACCAATTAAGAAAGTAACGAAACAAAAACCAGTCTCTGCTCCCAAAATACGAGCAACAAAAACAGATGCGTCACCAATGCTATCGACTCAAGGTGTTGATGATTGGTTAGCTGCTAACCCAATGGCAGCAAACATACAGGATTTTGTAGATCAAAGCTTGAACAGCATGGAGTCTCTAGGTGGTCTTACTGGAAAACACGTTAAAAAAATGCGTGAGTTTATGAAAAAGGGTAATATTGTCAATCAGTTCAATATGAAATATGAAA